GAACTTCACGAGAAGTACAAGTCCAAGGCGAAGATGTCGCCTGAATTGAAGCTTTTATTCCAGTTGGGCGGAAGCGCGATTATGCTTCATATGACGAATACAATGTTTAAGTCGGCCTTGCCTGGAATGGATGATATTATGCGTCAGAACCCAGAGTTAATGCAGCAATTCACACAGGCTGCGGTTTCATCAATGTCAAATAATATGGGCGGTGGTGGTGGTGGCGCAGGAGGCGGTGGTGGCGCAGGAGGAGGGAGTGGGCGTGGGGCTGGATTTGGGAACTTTATGAATGATATCATGGGTGGTATGGGCGGCGGCGGCGGCGGAGGCGGCGGCGGTGGAGGTGGAGGACGCAATAATGAGCCGCCTCAGTATGTACAACATCGCCCTCCCCCTCCTCCTATCGCAACGAAAGGCCCAGTTGCACCACCTCCACCAGTTCGTCCAGGTGCAACGGCAATGCCTACCCCTATGTCGGATCAAAAGTCACGCCGACCTGAAATGCGCGGACCTTCAACCGACGTTTCGGATATGATGTCTCGCCTGAAGACGAAGACGATTAATATTCAACCATCCAGCGGAAGCAGCAGTAGTTCCGCTGCTGCTGCCACTCAGCAAGAACAAGGAAACTCGACACTTCAAAATATTCTCTCTGGAATGACGGGACTTGGTGGTGGCGGCGGTGGCGATGATATCTCACTTGACACTACGGTTATCAATGTATCCAATTTAGGCGATATTCCTCAAGATTCTACACCTCACAAATCGAAGCGAAGACCTAGATCTGAGAAAAATACGGTGAGTATGGACCTTTAAAGCATATAAACATTATGTCACTATAAATAATAACACATTTAGCGATACAAGTATCATAATGTCCACCCAATTCAAGCCAATATGCACTCAGAATGATATGAGGCTTGGCAAAAACCTCGAAATGAAACTATTTACTTTGGAATACAATTACAATAATCCGAACTTTAACATAATCCCGCTTATTAATGTGAATCTTCACAAATTACTTCATGAAGTGAATAAAGATATTATTGATGTGATTGATATTCAACCTCACCCCACCGATCCATCCGAACATAATATTCTGTATCAGTTCCGGGACATTGGCGGTGATTTAGGCGGTTTTAAGACGTATATGTATGTCAATACTAAAATCGCAAAGAGATTCGCAACTAATGGAAATACTGAGATCATTTTTACGAGCAAGAGTGTACCCTATCAATACCATACCGATCTTGTCCAGCAAAAATACAAACTTTTAGAATACCCGCTTTATATTCAAAAATACATTTACCAGGAAACCTCAATCACTGCATCATCGGTTACAAATATTCAGGTACTTCATATGTTTAAACTCAAACCTGATAATGAATCAGAGCTCACGGTGGCGATGGAAAACGCAATCGGAATTCTAATTAAAAAAATGTATTTGAGATTGAAAATCGCGATAGAAAGCTTGCGATCGTAAATAATTATAATAAACAATAATCTTTAGCGTAATATGTATTAGAATAATAGATATTATATACTTATACGTCAAGCACAGAAGACAAGCGTCATGGATGACTTGTTGAATGAATATATACAATGTGAAAAAGAACAAATAACAACACGAGGTGAAAACCCAGACGAGAACAACGATCCAAATGACCAAAATGAACAAACCGAATACGATGATTACGTCGAACGAACGAAAGAATACTATAACAAAATGTCGATTTGCGACTTCTTCCGCGCATTATGGTTTACAGTGTCATCCTGTTATATTTGTCTGTCGGAATCTATAAAATACAAGATTAGATGGAAGACCCGCAATAATGCAATTATTGATGTAAGCAAACGCCTTGCAGCAATGAATATGATGTATGTCAAGATTTTCCAGGCTTTCGCAACCAATCGCAATATTGTATCTACGGAACTCAACCAATTCTTCAGTGAATATACAGATAATGTGAAATATACGGCGGACGAATATGACATTGATGAACTTAAAGAATTAGAGGATCGATCTACGGAATGTCACCCATATCGGCAACTTCGTATCGTGAATAATTACACTCCAATAAAATCTGGACTGATGTCATTGATATTTAAAGCATATATTGTGTCAGGTGATAACAACGACGACGATGACGAAACCACCAGTACACCTGTCGTTATCAAATACCTTCGGAAAAACATTAGTAAAAACTTCAATGCGTCAATGAACAACCTGGTTATGTTTGCGAAGATCACCAAATATTTTCCATATTTGCGAACGTTAAATGTGGAGAATCTGATTCTTCAAAACATCGTTTGCTTGAATGACCAGGTATGTTTCCGTAAAGAACTGGCGAATATTACTACATATTATAACCGTTGGAAAAACTGCGAATTTGTCAGAATACCTGAGCCTTATCATGATTATACTGAACAAATAAACCCAGATGTTGTAGTGATGGAGTACCTCGATGGAATGAAAATAACCGAAATTGACCCGGATGATTATGATCAATTCGGAAAGGTGCTGGCGGCATTCAATGCAAACGCTGCATTTTGCAGTTCAATCTATCATGGTGATTTACACCCTGGTAATATTTTGTTCATCAAAGAGCAACGACCTCGGCCCGATGATGACACTTTTGACACTATTTATAAAATCGGTATTCTTGATTTCGGTATTATTGGTCGTTTATCCCGCGTTGACCAAGAAATATTATTCAGATCATTAAAACTTATGTATCAGAGAAAATTCGAGAAGATCGTAGATATTATTGTGAGTTGTGAACTATCAGAACCTATAAATACAGCGAGTTCGAGAACAAGTGATACGGACACAATGTCTTTGTCGCTCATTCCTCAAAAGAATACGGAGAGATACAATAATCTTCGTGAAGAGTTGAGACGTGTTCTTATTGCATATACAACACCTGAAATCAAGTTCTTCGGTGTATCTGAAATCTACGAAATCAACTATATTCTCAATAACTATGGACTAATGTTTAAAAGGTCACTGTATCGCCTGTTTATTACAGTAGCGATTATGGATTCAATTGGAACACGTCTTGGAACCAAAATGAGCTATATGCAATACATGACGGATATGGTGGTCGAAATATTCAATATCAAACTGGATGAGCCCGACGATGACGATGACGATGACGATGACGAGAACGATCTCGAGATCGAGAACACCATAGATGAATAATAAACAAACATAAATCAATATTAAATAACCATTACTAATATTGATTATTGAAACAATACAATACATTATGAAAATTGGAATTATCGGAAATGGATTTGTAGGTCGGGCAACCCAGATCTTCGCAAAGAATTATTTTGCAAAGGATGAACATGATAAAACAGAGAGATACGAAATTCTTCCAGATACGAAAACAACTCCAGCCAAGCCACCGAACCAATCCCCCCCATTCTTTAAACGTTTACTGTTCAAACCGATCCAAGTATATATTTATGATATACGCCCTGAAGCATGTCAACCACCAGGTATGACATTAGAGTCCCTCGACAATGAGTGTGATATCATATTCTTCTGTCTTCCAACACCACTTAATCACGACGGTTCATGTTATACGAAAATCCTAGAAGATACAATTGCTCGATGCTCAAACCCGTACAAAGTCATTCGAAGCACGATCCCCGTTGGGTTCGCGGCAAAACATGGGTGCTATTTTATGCCCGAGTTTCTTACGGAAGCGAAATGGGAGAATGACTTTCGCAGCACGAAAGAGTGGGTGGTTGGAATACCGACGAATTCATGCGCGACAATGACGGCGACGATGACATCCGAAACAGCAAACACATCAGTTGTCGCTGTATCTGAATTGCGACGTGAAGAGTTCAAGAAACGCATAACCAAGCTCATTAAGCGCAGTTATAAAAATAGTGCGATCGATTCGTCAGTAATCACCTTTTGCGATACAAACGAAGCAGAGATGCTGAAACTCATGAAGAACTGTTTTCTTTCAGCAAAGGTAAGCTTAATGAATGAATTCTATGACTTTTGTGGCGCAACACAGACAGATTACAATACTGTCACAGGGCTCGCAAAACGAGACCAACGGATGGGAACGTCGCATTTTCAGGTCCCAGGCCCGGATGGCCGCCGCGGGTTCGGTGGAACATGTTTCCCAAAAGATACACACAGTTTGTATTGTCAGATGAACGCGCATGGCGTCCAACCCCATATATACCCTGCGATTCTGGCGCGAAACGACACCATAGACCGCAAAGAACGCGAATGGTCACGTGACGTATGGCGCACGACGATCCCGCTTCCGACATCGGAATCAAAAGTGGTTGTTGTATTCACGGATGTTTCAGTGACACCTTCATCGAATTCAATGTACCTCACTGATATAATTCGCACCAACCTTGCGAAAAATAACATTGTGATTGAAGTGGTACGGAACCTGCTTGAAAACAATGTCGTACATCCGATGACCAATACAGCTAACATGGCAAACCATCTCGTTAAATATCACTACAATACGAGTGCGCCATTGTTCTTTCCACGCGTGGATGAATGCTACTATACGCCGCACTCAAGTAATACTACATATGATACAATGCGTGAAGTATCGTGTATAATTGATTTGTGGAATAGTCATGACGATATGACATTGAATGTTGTAAAACAAACACGGAGTAATTTAACTAATGTTGATGTTGTAGATTCCGAGAGTGGAACTGAAGGATTTGATAGTGAAGATGCTGATCCTGGCATAAATTCTGGGACGCGGTTTGATTATGCCAAAGTCATAGAAGAATATTATCACACAAAATACAATCATATAACTACAAGTCGGCGTTTGGTTATTATGTTCTAGAGCGTTTTCGTGTATATTTGTGACCTTCGGATTGGGTTGGTTTTGCAATACGACGACGTCGTGTAGGATGACGTGATATGTGTTTTTTATGTTTGCGGGTGCGTTTTTTGTGGCTACCTCCTAATCCTCCTAATTCTCCTGGTTTATCTGTTGGTACAACAAAATTATTGAATTTTACTGTTGTATTTGTTGATGGCAATGTACGGCGAGCATTGAACATATCCTTATTTGATTGTTGCCATTTAGAATTCACTGCACCATTGATTGAAGTTAGCACTGATGGGTCTTGATGTACTCGATTACCTCGTCTACCAGTAAGCCACCCAGAAGCGCTTCCTTGGACGCTTCCTTGGACGCTTCCTTGGGAATTTGTCGATGTCTTCCCGAATGAACTTGCTGAAGATGGTCTGTTTTCTCTGCGTATATGTTCGCCGTTTTGGGGGGGTCCGGGTGGACGCGGCAATACGTGTGTAGCCCATAATTCCGGTTTAGCTTGGTTTGTTGTTGACCTGGCTGAATGTTGGAATGTTCGTGAGGTAACTGGAGCAGCGACAGCAGCCACAGCAGCAGCCTTTGACGAATCTAAAAACGCATTCGTTACAGGTGGTTTTCTATCCCCCACGTTTAACAATACATTCGAATCGTAATTTATTGAACCTGGATCTGGAAGTTGAGGTATTCCGACTTTGTCCCTTGCCGAGTTTATAAACTGACGACTTACCGGTGGTTCTTGGTTCCCTAAGTCCAATAATACAGTTGATGGTCGAGGCAAATTTAGTCGAGGCACATTAGGTGATGATTGTATATCTTTAACACGAGCAACTGCTGCTACTCCTGATGCAGGTAATCCCGATCTGAGATGCTGCCGCCCACTGCGGGTGGTAGGACCGCCTGTAACATCTTTATTTGACAATCTGGCAGAGCTAAGACTTCCTCTTGAAGATGTACGACCTTCATCATCATCATCATCATCATCATCATCATCATCATCATCATCATCACTCGATGGAACATAATCTGGGTCATCATCCTCCTCGACAACTGGGTCAAGAACCACCTTAGCCGTATTTTCCTGTAACTCACATATTTTCTCCTTTATAGTTGTGACTAGCTTTGCAATTTCTGCTGATGGAGTATTTTTTATTTTATCATTTATAATTGTCTTAACTTTAGTAGAATAGTTCTGACGTGAGTTGTCAACATTACTATCCTCAGAAAAAAAAATTTGCTTAAATGTATCTTTATCACGACTCATCCATCCCAAAAATGCATCATGCATATTATGAATTAATATACCAACATTTTCTGGCTTTGAAGATCCTATATATAAACTATGAAACGCTAGTAAAATAATCCAATTTAATCTAAAACGGTAGTAGAATTTTGGTTTTGAGCCTAAGTTTTGTTGGGAAGATGGGTCATCATTTGATAAAAATGTACTATTACTTCTACTAAGATTACACTTCATCGAAAACATATCAAATAATTTGTCAAATAGTTCATTCTTAGGAGGTTTAGAGTTCCATCCTACAATTTTCTTTATATTGTCAGCGTTGAAGACTGGTGCAATGGTCGGTTGAGGAGTAGAAGATAATTTGGGCGAACTGGGCCTATTAATAGTGGCTTCAAATAATGATTTTAATACGTCAAATATTCCAAAATTATATTCCATAAATGTCCATAATTCTTGATACATAACTCGGTATTGGTCACCATTACCTAATTGTTTATCAAGAAGTCTAAGCAAATTCAAAATATTAATTTTATATACAGCTTTTCTACCTATATCTAGAGGGCTTTTGCTCTCTTTAGTAATTAGAAAATCTCTAATCTTACTATATATTATTTGCTTCTCATTCGGATCGAGTACTTGATTTCCGGTCCTTATTTTTGCTATAGTCCGATGATCTGATTTAGAGTCTGAACTATCCTTTAACAATACGTTTGGAGGTGTTAAACCAGTAATAAGATCAGCCATTCCAGGATTATAAGCGTTAACGATTCGGATTTCACTATTTGAGGGCAAAACCTCTGGCGGCGGTGCACCTCCTCTCTGTAAATGTTTTCGTTTCCTCCCTCCCCCCTCTCCCCCATCGATTGATCTTGGTGATGATAGACGACCATCATCAGCTGGAAGTTCTACTAGATACGCTTCGGAGGGTGTGTCTTTTTGATTGCGAGGAATAAATATTAAATGTTGTCGAGGACCGACTAATGCGGTACTTTGGCGGTCAGGGCTTTCTGTCGACTGTTGTAGACGTGGAGGAGGCGATAAAGATCGGAGAGAACTAGGGTTCCAAGCGTCTTTTGCTTGACCAGCAGCACCTCTAGTAGCAGATCTTTTAAAACCATTCCCATTAGCGTTGAGTGGTGGAGCTGGTATTAGAGCCAGAGGATTACCTGGAATTTGGCTTGGACTTGGACTTGGACTTGGACTTATTGCGTCTGACGGGGATACTGACCGCGGTTGATCTGGTGATGGTGATAATAATGTTTCTCGAGAGGCGGCTGCTGCTGCTGCTAAAGTATTAATGTTGGCATTGAATATCTCACTAAGTGAGTCATAACTCTTTTTTCCAGTTTGATATATATCATTTAATGTACCTATAGTTACCCCAAGTGTACTTTGGTTCACAGACATTTTAATATCTAATTTATCCGCATCTGTTTTAATTTTTTCAAATTTTGCAGTCATTTCCGCAACTTGTCTACCAAATTGTTCTAATGAGTTATTTGAGTTTCGTAATAGTGAACCCAAATATAGGTTGTTATTTTGATTTTTATCAGGGCTATTATTATCTACGACACCTTGTGCAGACGCTAGTTTAGCCTTAAACAGTTTTGGATCATTAACACTTGCAATAAGTGCGTTAGCCTCTCGAAGCATATCCGCTATCGCTATATCACTATCTCGTTGAATTGCCACCGTAACTGGTTCTGCCTTACTAAGAACTTCATCTCTTTTGGCTTGAAGTTTCTTAATAAATGTATCGGGTTCTTTTATTATTGTATTTAATTCAAATGATAGTGATATAATTGCATCTTTAATGCCACTGAAAGCAGTAGTCATGGCATCTATATCATTACCATTTTTCACTAGCTGTAAATTTTCAATTATTGCATTGAACTTAGCCAGTGTTTCGAGACCCCGTGTATTAATATCATCACTAATACGGCTGAAGTTATTAGCATCTATAAATTTAGATATATCGCCTGTAATACCCTTAACTATAGCTCTTGTTTCATCTGAAATATAATCTTTACCAGCAATTTTACTCGTTATTTCGTCATTTTTACCGGTAATTTCTTGATTTAATATAGTTACTTCAGTATTTTTTTCAGAAAGTGTCTTTTTGAATTGTTCTTGAAGCTTGGTTTTAAATTGTGTTAATTTTGCGATTTCTCTATCTATGGCAATCCGTGCTATATCCAACGCATTCTTTTTGGCTGCTGCAGTTTTTGCTTCATCCTCTGCTTTAGCGGCGGCGGCTATTTGTGCTGCCGATATTGCCGTTTCTATTTCAACTTTTAACCGTTCAAGATTACTATTATTTCCTTGAATACGCTCTAGAATACCTTGAATTTCAGGAGATACATCCTTTAATTTTTGTCCCAATTCTTTATATTTCGCTATTTTTTCTACTACTCCGGAGATTGTATCTCCCAGTAGATTACTGGCGATGACACTTTCATTTTCAATATCACCAATATCTTTTATAAATTTTGATTTTTGAGCAGGAAATCCATCATGTAAAGTATTATATTCAGCTAATTTTCCACGAAAATCAGCAATCGCAGAACCTGCTGCTGCCATTTCTACTTATATTTATGATGGATATAAATATAAGAAGTTTATACGACCTAAATGAATATGTATGAACGAATAATTGTCGTAATCCATGATTCTACTGCAACTGTTGCAACAAACCGCCTATTTCATCAATTAATCCAGTACCCTTGTCAAATGTAGTCGTTAATTCTGGTAATTTCGGTGTAATAGCTGTAAGATCATCGTCAAACCGTCTAGTTAATTCTTCTAATTCACGTTGGATACATGTTAATAATTTTCCTTCGAGATCTGGTATTGTTACACGCATATATGTAGTAACCTCTTCGATGACAGTAGTTACTTCAGTATCGATTTCACTCATATGTCCAGTTATGTAATCTGCGTATTCATTACATTTAGTTTGTATTGATACAAATAACTCTTTGCACGTTTTTTGATTTTCTAGTTGGTCAATGCCAGTATCATTTATCTCTTGGATTTCATTTTGTATGCCAACCTCGTACTCTGTTGCAGTACGGACATAACTATCATAATTAGCTTTAATACCTACTATTTTCTGTTCAAGTTTGTTATCTTGTATTTCAGCACCAATACCTGGGTCGCTGCAATGGGCTATATTGTCAATTAGGTCTTGTTTACTATCATTATACCGTTGTAATAAAGTATGTAATTCAATATTTTTTCTTGTTATATGTGTATTGAAAACCTCTATTATAGTATTTACAGGGTGTAGAATATAAGTATCTGCAGTATCACGAATATTGGCCGAATTTACTTGATAATTAACCTCAAAATCTGGAACGTCTACCAAACCCTGTAAATTTGGATCTGTTACGTTACCTAATGAAGTTGCCGTATCCACGATAATTTGTTTGATTTCTCCCAAAAATCTAACTATTAACGATGCACCGGGTGCTGAGTGTGGAGATACACTAATTGGAATAGGGGGTAGTTGAGGCGGCGGCTGCGATGACTGTAGTGGTGGCTGTGGAGGTGGCGATGACTGTGGGGGGGGTAAGGGCAATCCAGACGATGACGGTGGAACAGGTGGAACTGGAGGTGGTGGCGGAGGGCCACCAGAAGCGGGAGGTTGTATATTTTGTAGTGCAGGAGGAGCAGTAGAAGCAGTCGAAATAATCGGAAGTGGTGGAAGTGGAGGAGGTATTGGACCCGCTGCTACTGAACCTACAGCTGGAATATGTGATGTAGGAGGAGCAGTAGAAGCAGGCGAAATAATCGGAAGTGGTGGAAGTGGCGGAGGTATCAAACCGGCTGCTGCTACCGCAGCAGCCTTTGCTTCAGCAGCAGCCTTTGCTTCAGCAGCAGCCTTTGCTTCAGCAGCAGCCTTTGCTTCAGCAGCAGCCTTTGCTTCAGCAGCAGCCTTTGCTTCAGCAGCAGCCTTTGCTTCAGCAGCAGCCTTGACTTCAGCAGCGGCTTTAGCTTCAGCAGCTTTCTTATCGTCAGCTGCCGCCTTCGCAATTTTGGCAGGAAGATCCATTGTTATTTTCTTCGTCAAATCCCCCCCAATTTCTTTCAATGAACCCGCCGCCACCGCTGACATTTCATCAAATGCATTTCCAAGTTGTTTGCGTGCATCCGCACAATTTTCAGCATTTGGACGCTTGGGTAAATTTAATTTGTCGAATTGATTTTTCAATGCATTTGTAAACGATCCATCATCAACCATTCCGCCAGATCCTAAGGCTCCTGGAGCGAATGCCGAATTTTCGAAACGACCATCATTTGCACAATCTTTCCCGGGTTCCAGCAATTGTGGCCCAGGATCACTTGAAATAATAAAAAGACAAAAAGGTAAGTCCTTTGATAGGTCCAACAGCTCTGGAGGAATATTTTTTTTTTTCAATATCAACTCTAACGGTATATTAATTTTCGTCGTTGAACTCACGCCAGCACCAGCACCAGCAGCACCAGCACCAGCAGCACCAGCACCACCAGCACCAGCAGTAGCATCCAGGTTGTCGTCCTTTATTTCCATCAGTCTATTTTTAAACTGTGTGAATGCTCGTTTTGATATGATTTCAGGTTTTCCCAATTGAAAAAACGACCATTTTGACAACGCTGATAGAAATTTATTTCGCATACCAGGAGAATAGAATAATTGTCTCGGTTTTGCAAATAACATGTTCAATACTTGTACGGTGTTATGTTCTATTAGTGTCGACATGAGTGTATTCATTATATTTTTGATTTTCAGTTCACTCTCTTTATAAATCCCGAGTGTTTGTTCCAGCTTTTTCTTCATTCGTGAAATCGCAAATGTGATGTTGGATGCATTTATTCCTGGTCCAGTTCCAGTTAATTTTTTCATCCATTCTTTTTTGTATTTACTCGAATCTACAAATCCCTTAGTATTTCCCGGTTCCTGGTTGTAATACCCTGCGCTATCAGGAAGAATACGCTCAACAGGAAAACTACCAGTTTTTGCGATTAAGTCACAAATATTTTTTAGTTTTTTTTCTTTCAAATCTATCTCCTGTTGTAGTTTACGTAATTTCGGTCGCTTTATTTCATCGATATCTTCGAACATTTCTCTCGTTTTCAACATTTCATAGATGACATTATTCGTTGAACGATACAAAAGGTAAAACATGATATCTATATCGATATTTCCAGTTTGAAACCCAAAACTGGTATTACCTTTACCAGGAGGGTCTTTAATTTTGAATTCAACATATTTATTTATAAAATCTGATAGATTAACATCATCATCACCTTCTTTTTTAATTCTAGTATACTTATTATTTACGAGAGCATTAATTTCTGAAATAATATACGCATTATTTGGATTGCTTCTACTACCAAAGCCTTCACTCGATTTCGTTATTCTTTTTTGATTTAAAATATAATCATCGAACAATGTTTTTAATGTAAATGTTTTATTTTGGTCGAATATCTGTTTTTTGAATACATTTACAACTGATAATAGATTCAATAATGAAACATTAGTTATATCTCCGAGATTTTCCAACATCATTTTTATTTCTTCATATGTTTTGAATAATGTAGCCTTGATCGTATCATTGAACTCATAGGAATAACCCATATTTTCCTTTCGGTTTGTTACGAAATTCAGCTGATCGTTCATATGTTTCTTAACGTCTTCAAATACAATATTGAAAAATGCAATATACGGGACAATCGTTTCTTTAAAGAATTTGATTGCCTCCGTACCTTGAGTGATATACATATTTAAAAGTTCATCGTATTTATTACCAATATCAGTAACAAATTTTATTAACCCTTTATTATCACCACTGCCATTACCGAATATATCATCAACCTCCATTTTCAGCGTAAGCAATTCATCACGGGGAATATCGCGATTTTGAACAAAAAATGTGCTGGCATTGTCATAAAACACCCATCCAGTATAATCATTATGCCATTTATCAATTTTACTCTCAATTATATCGCGTTTTGTTTTATCGAGATCTAACCCAGATGCATTCGACTTTCCCGTTATTGTGTGTTTATAAAATAAACTATTATTGTTCTTACCATATTCTTCAATTACACTACTTACTAATACTTTTGTGCTTTCATCTGCAGCATTTTCAGAGAAATACTGAATAATCTTTTTGTGGTTGATTTTATATCGCGTAGGAACTAAAATTTCTAGTGGTTTCATGTTGATTGAACCTGATCGATGATACACCATTTGTTCGTATAAATCTACTTGTAGTTTTGGAAATACTCCATCTGCGAGTGCGAACTTCGAAGTAGATCTTGCACCGCCAGGCTGTCCATTCACAGGAACTTCTTTTAATGATACCCGGTCTGCGAGATCTTTCACATATTGATCTATACTTGAATCAATACCAGCCTTAAGGCCACTAATTATAATATATGGTGGACTGGATCCATATTCTGCTTCTTCAGGTGGTGATGACATGGCTGATGATATTTCAATCGGTAATGGAGGTAATGGAGGTGGAGGTGGTAAAATATTTCTGGTTAACGATGCAGGAGCTGCCGCTCCATTTGCCCCTGCCCCTGCCTGTGCCCCTGCCTGTGCCTGTGCCACTGCCACTGCCGCTGCCGCTGCCGCTGCCGCTGCCGCTGCCGCTGCTGCTTGTGCTGCCACTGCTGCTGCCGCTGCCCCTGCTTGTGCCGCTGCGTTAGGCTGACCTGATAACAGTGAAGTTGGAGGAGTCGGCAGCAATGGAGGTGGAATACTCATTGACATTTTCAATATTATTTTTTATATTATTTTTGTATATTCTTGTATCTTGATAGAATGCGTATAATAACTATATACTCATTCTATTTTTCTTTCGCATATGTTTCCGCTATGCTCAAATACGCTATTTCGCGACTCCATTTCATTTCGCGACTCCATTTCATTTCGTGCCACCACCACCGACCTTCGCTGGTTGTGATGACTCAAAGGTGTCATCCTTAAAGAGTTGATGATACTTCACGAGCTCTAAATGGTCTGTTTCCTCCTTTTCTTTCTTCGCCTTCTCTAGTGTATGAAGCGCATTACTGATTTCTAAATCACTCACATTCTTTTCGGGTCCATGCTTTTCTGGCGCCATTGTATGTAAGCCTCTAAACTTGGAAGGAATGACACAATACTTACTATCAATATTCATGAAATGGTCTACTACAATAGTAAAGCATGCAGTAATTACGAGTGCATAATAAATACTTCGCGTCCCCATCCAGCTCACAGCGAATACAAGAACCTCTTTACTCATCAAGTATTTAATCCATGATTCAGTAGAAGAGTTCAGATCTAGATTAATATACCGAGCCCCAATATTCAAAACAAGCATGACAAATCCGGCGAAAAATGTGCTTGTATTCAGGTTGTGAAAGAAATTATGCATTGTGGTCAGAACACGTGAATTCATGATGTTATTGGCTGGTGATTGAAGTGTAAAAAAGTTTGTTTTACCGGAAAATAAATCGGTGAATGATTTCAGACTGATAGCTGGAATCAATGGTGATGATGCAATGGAACCTGGCGCGCCCCCAACTTGTTTCGGGAGTTGTTGACCAGCGAAAGGTGCGGATGCCGCTGCTGCCGCCGTTGGCACTGGCATTTTTAATGACGAGGACCGGTTACGACTACTACGATTTTTTTTTGACATTTATAACAGAATAAGATAATAAGATAATAAGATAATAATAATAATAGGAGACTACTATTATTATAATAGATTATTTATCGCGTGTGAATGAATGATTCATGATTTGAACCGTCCACGAAACGCGTTTTTCAGTTTACGCATTCCCTGACGCGCTCCCTTCTTGAACTTCTCGCGAATTTTGAATCCTTCTGGATCCATGGGATTATCCAGCTGTTCTTCAACACTAGTTGGGGCCATGACGGACTCTTGCATTTTCCACTTACTAAATATCTCTTCAAACATTTTTTTAACGTATTTAAATTTTCGCTGGAATTCGCTCTGGTCCTTGTCATCTTCATCGTCGGAGTCGTTCTCATGTTCGTCATCACTGTCATATGTATCACGCAGATCATATCCGCCTGCTTTTCCGCGATATGTGTTCACGTCATGTGTTACATGAGGTCCATCTGCCTTTTCAGAAATATCCAGATGCAAATGACTTTGTTTATGTGAAGTTCCGGCACCTGACGCACCAACGACTTCTTTGGAGGAATGACTGGGTGTGACCGGCAGAGCAGTTTTCTTTACTGTCTTCGCCTTCGCCACCTTATGATGATCGTCGGTCTTATTGACGCCGTCTTGATACGTTCCAAATGCGGATGTCGCTATAACGATACACGCCATAAATATTAAAATCGCAACAGTTCGTAGTTTCATTTATGATTGTATATTAACGCCTATATACTTATTATATTGTTCCTATAATATTGTTCCTATAATATTGTTCCTATAATATTCTAATATAACTATGAATACGGCTTTGAACTTTTATCTTTATCAAAGTAATAGGTTATCCCGTATAAATACCGCTTTTCATCTTTCGTATTATAAGAATCGTCCTCTAGTGGAATGCTGAATATGTTATTTAGACCGGAAATAGGGGCTTTATTTGAATCCGTAACTCCTGTTATTGGGACAAGTGTGCCCGTACCAGATATTGCAGCAGTAACCGCAGTACTAATTGTGTCATAAAGTCTAACCTTTGTAGTCATTTCAAATGTAATAATATCATTACTTCGCTGAAGGATTGCCAAATACGCTAACATCATACGTAATTCCTTGACAACGGATTCATTGACACGTACTGTATGTAATAACGACGCATCATTCTTGGTTTGTTCACGCATAATCGCCAAAATTTCGTCAATTCGTTTACGAAATCTGAAAACTTTTCCGTAAATATCGATTGCGCGTAGTTTTGTAGCACGATCCGCGTATATTCCAGTAATTGCATCATTTGTTTCTTTCATTAATGCACTATAAGTGCTTTCGCTAGCATTATCACCAATAGTGGCAGTATTTAACGGTTGAATATTTGCTAATTTTGTAGGATTCGTTTCTCCATTTATAACAGACACATATGCAACATCCGCCACAGCGCCACTATTTTTTTTATCTGACAACGTCACTTGCTTACTAATATCGGATGTAATATCAGATCTAGTATTGAATAATACACCAATATTAAACCGCGCTAGACATTTTGGAATATCGATAATCTTATCGTTGATTTTAGTATATATATCCTTTTTGAAGTCACGAAAATCGTTTCGTTTTATCGGTTCATAAATACAATCATTGAAATATTTAAATCGTTTCGCCGCATTTCCGCTAGTATTATTTAAAGTCCAATTTCCTGCAAAATCATAAATTTCACTCACTCCGATAAGTTCATTACTGTCAAACATGGTTATTTCGCCAGCCCCACTTCCAATGGAGCATTGTTTGCTGCTGAAATATTTATCAGTGAAATCATAACTGTCTTCTTCTATGAATTTATTTGAGCGGCGATAGTCTGCACCAGTAGAATCACCCTTGATTATTTTCGGCATTCCGAGTGAAAACCCTTCACGTGTGAGTGACACACCAGTTGTGAGTTCGTCTTTATCCACTTCGCGCCGATGGTTTGATGGTCTGGTTTCGAATGAAAATAAGTCTTTTATTTGAGTCGATTCAGTATCATCTATAATAAGAAATTCGGCAGATATCATGACAATACACAGTAACGCAAACAAAATATACTGCTGATACACCAACAAGGACACTAGCCCAATAATTATTAAAATTCGTACGATTGCTAATGTAGCGCCTGTGTACACGACATTATGATAAAACCACGAAATAATATAATTTAAATAATACTGAATATCCATCCTCTGTTCTACTAGTATTATAATAGATATAATTCAATACGTATGCACGAGCATATATACGAGCATGTAGACTCGTGTATATGTAATATTTATTTTTTAGATTTATTTTTTGCCCTTGCCCTTGCCTTTGCCCTGACCGGTCTTTCCCTCAACTAAGTCTTCATACCCCTCCTGCTCCTCTCCATCAAACCCTTCTTTCTCACAGTCTTCGCCTTCGCACGTCAGACCCTCCTGCATCTCGTCCATTCCCTCCTCCTCCTCATCTTTCTTCTTACCGTCCATTCCCTCCTGCACCTCTCCATCAAACCCCTCAAATCCATAATAGCCGCTCATCGATGCAACAATTGTAACAAAAACAACCGCAAGTAAACCAGCGGCGGTATGTTTCAGTGAGAGGAATATGATCGCAGCGACAAAGATAAGTTTGCCTAAAATGTTATTGTATAAAAACCCGAGAAGATTGGGTTTAAGAACCATAACAACGATCACCACCAATAAAACACCTAAAGTGAGTCCTTGATCTAATTTCACCATTTTCGTCTTATATACATAACAAATATATTTTTCGTATATAACCAGGACAATCGCCCCGAATTAAAATCTCATTTTTTTATAGGAGAATGACATCTTTAGGTTTTTCGGATTACACCGAAAGTAATAATGATAGTACAAAAAATGGAAATGGAAATGGAAATGGAAATGGAAATTCAAAAATTTATAATCGACGAAATGCCCCTAGCAATGGGAATCGAACCCTAAAGATACCGCGAAACAATGAAGTCGCACCCGAAAGAGGTTTATTACAATCACCGAATGGTGCAATTTCAGGTATAACCAACGATACCAGAAATAATGATGGCGGTCCAATTCAGCAAGCAGGAAAGAAAATCAAGCAAATCAAAGATTATATTGAAAATATTCATCGTAAAGGAGGGGAGGATAGCGACGAAGATGGAGACAGCGATAACGTTTTACCATCGTATCCGGCACAAGGTATGGGGCTTTATGCGACTAATGTATCGCATTCTGGAATCGTTCGGGGTGTATCTAGCAATACACCGTCGGCGGCAGGATCAGAGGCAGTTGTTCGCAAAACAACTCAAATGAATTCCCTAAACCCCGGATCTTCTTATTCATCTACTTTGTTAGAAGGAATGAATCCATCTGCCGATACTTCTTCTTCTTCATCGAACGCTCCCCAAACGTCACCTTATTTTGATAAACTTACTGGTGTTCCTGGTGCTCCAAAGAAAGACGGTGCGACCGGATCCAAACATAAGGTTCCATTTAGCGGAACAGACACAAAGACAAGCACGTACGCATCACAATATTACGAACAGTTTGTTCCTTATGCTGAATCACTAGCAGGTCAATTATCACATGGAGGAAGTAGTAGTAGTGGTTCTACTGTATCTGGAACCAATGCAGCTCTCATCGAAAAACTCAATTACATTATTCATATGTTGGAGGAGAAGAAAGATGAAAAGACTGGACATGTGATCGAAGAACTTGTATTGTATTGCTTTTTAGGCGTATTTATCATATTCATAGTCGACACATTTACACGTTCCGCATCAGGTGGGAGTAGTCGTGCCAGCGGCAGTGGAAGTGGTGGATTCAGTATGTTTGGAGGTAATGCAGGTCTAAGGCGACATGCTCAAACTGCAGTGTATCGTCGCTAAAGTATGAATATATCCTTACACAGGGTTTCTTGATGTATAATGGCATTATATAGAATGTAATACCATTTCTCTTGTGATATAAAATTACATGTAGGCGTTGATAAAGTAAGAGCATCGATGATGTGATAATTATGCGCGATCGTATCAATACAAATAATCGTATCGGCGGTCGATAATGGTTGTATGGACGACGCCGCCGCTGCCGCCGCTGCCGCTACAAACCCTCGAACAAAAACATCACGATCACATAGTGTTTTATGTTGAATAGACGACTTTAAAAGCAGAATATCTGGATTTTCGTTGCTAATATCATTATGCGTGTCATTCGTAGAATTAGTGATATGCTTGATCCGTTTCCCAAACGCATCATATTTAGGGTGGACTGCTGGAGGCAAATATTTAACGAGTGCAGTAGATGTTCGAGAGATATGATCATGAAGTGCAGTGATCCTATTTCCACGAGTCTTTTTCGGTTTTGTTTTCAGTTTCGAATTCTTTCTGGTAACTGGGCGTACCTTCATCCATGAAGGTTCAAATATATACACAGCGAGTACGCGGACTTGATTCAATAGCAGCATGTAGATCGTGTATATACCACCTTGAACGAGAGATAGTAACTGTGTAATCTCATTGAAGATACAATACCGAAAATCTCTCACACAATCATTTACAAAAGAATAAAAAAGAGCGAAATTGGTGGATGATACCTGAATGAGGGTTATCCCAGGACCGAGCGACGACGGTAGGCCTATACCCGAAAATGTATATGTATACACCGTTGTAAACGGAATGACAAATTCGGGTATTTCATGGTATCTGTATAATGTTTGTTCTCCTGCAATCTCTCGAGACTTCTGAATATATTCAGTTGTTTCAAGTAGTTCGAGAGATTCGCGATCACTTGTTATATAATTCGCCCAGGCTAGATGATCGCATACATAAATAGATACGGACCATGGAGGGTCTGTTTTTACTGAACTGAAAGAAAGCATGATTCTTGGTGTGAGTACACATACACCCTTGATATCGCCCTTGATATCGCCCGTAAGAACACCGATAAACACCGAAAGACCATGTGTTCCTTGTGAGAGAATGTATTCGAATCTATCGGCTGGAATATGCATAATAATACCACCGCCTTCGCCACTTCCACCATTCAACACACAATGTCGTCTACCTGGCATAACAATCTCTCGTCGCGATAAAAATGTAGCGATTTTTTCATATGGAGCATCTGTGATAGAATGAGTTCGAGTACCATAGACTGTAACGCTATCATGATCGACAAAGTGAAAAAACGGATATACAATTGCGTTATGACATCGTTCATTGAGAGATAATGGATTCATAATACTCGTATTTCCTTTAGAACCAACCCATCGCTGTATTGTAAATTGAAATGTGATTGGCTGACTATACCAATATAAGTATTTGAATTTTAATACACATACACACACAATAAAGAACACGCATACAAACACGATAATATAATGAAAAAGAAATGGTGGCCAGTCAATGGAAGGAAATGATACCATTTCACGAACCTCACTGACGAATTCATCCATTCCACTCATTTCATTCATTTCATTATATTACAATCATAAAAGCATACCACCACCATTACGCGACCTTCTTCAAAATATACAAATACTGATACTCATTTAGGACATGCACCAAATCTACTTGTCCTGTCACTGTAAACCCAACCTCTTTCGCAATTTCCAACATCTCTCGGTTTGTCGGCATATAATATGTGTGAATATTCTCTCGTACTCTCCCTGTTTTATCATCAGTTATCTTCTCAACAAATTTGCCAACATTCTTTTCATCGGTAGTTTTCTGTACACGAGCTACAGCACCCCCTTTCGTCGGAGGCGGAGCGGTAAAGTCGGACTTGTATTGAAAGCTTCGAAACTTCACGAGAGAATTCGTAATACGTTCTTTAGAGTATGTCTGGGGATTTACGATAAACAATGGCTTACCACCAGGCACAATCGGATCAAAATGATTGCGATCCACTAAATGGAGAATAAGATATCCCTCTGGTTTTAACCAGTTATAACAATTCCGGAAGAATGCGCGTTTGTCTTTGGCGTAATATACCGTAAAGTAGAAACATGTAAGTACATTGAACTCTTCTTCACTAAATAACATTGGTTTCATGAAATCACCCTCAATGAATTTTGATGACGGGTATGCATCTCTTGCGTTCTTTAGCATTGCTGCAGATTTGTCGCAACCAATGACTGATTCTACGCCTTTATGCTTCAATTGGTCTACATGATGCCCGCGACCACATCCAAGATCACACACTTTAAAATTCTTTTTATCCTTTTTATCACCCTTTAGCGCCCCGGTAATATGAATAATTTCATCTACTTCCGCCTCTATTTTATTGGGTTGAATAAAGAGTTCATCGTAGATATCTGCATAAAAATTATCGTAGATTGCGTCATTTTCATAGACTTTATATTTATCTCTTTGCTCGAAACCTTCGGCATGAACAGAGAGGTCTAGGTCACGCTTAATAAAACAGATAATCATCAGTACTATCAACATAAAGGTCATGACTTCCCATTTGGTTAACGATTGAATATAACTAGAAAATGACTTATAGATTGACATTAGGGCTTATCGTACTCTTACAAGTATTGGTACTCTTACTAGTATTCGTAGTCTTACTAGTATTTCGTTATAAAATATTCTTATCGTTATTCTCGCACGAAAAAAAACACAAGGAATAATAACGACCGAATCAGAATCCGTATGTCCGACCCCAACGAAATCAATGACATTCGAATTGAAAGTGATTTTCGCGGTATAACCTTTTCATCCTATAAAAAGACCGATGCACGAAAAGAACTATTGAATAGTTTATCCAGTTCTAAAATAGAACCAGCGTGTTATTGGAGTGCAGAACTCGTATGTTCAGGACACTACCTCGAATTATGGGATATTATTATTACTTTTATAAGCAAATATATTCATTTAGCCAATCCTAAACTACCACTTTATATTGAAATGCGATATGAGAGTTTCAAGTCTATCATATCGAATGGATACACGGGCAATGAACTCCGTCTCAGGAATCACTCAAAGATGCGTTCGCTTTTCGCAGAAATTATATGTGTTATCGCGAACTCTAAGCGTCAACATAAATACGAGAGTGTAAAAATTAAGAAGAAGGAGGAATATGACATCGCAACAATGTCTCAACGTTTGAAAGCACCGCGTGTGGATTATGCGCAGGAGTTTTTTCGAGAGAGAGATCCAAAAGAGATATTTATCGCGATGAATGAATTTGCATATCATATCTCTCGCGACTCTAAAAATACACTTTTAGCGTGTTATTGGGTAGAGTGGATTGTGGAGTTTGAAACCATTTGTAAAGCGAAGAAAGAGACTTGTCGCTGCGAACGTAGATCACATATTCCAGTAGATGACAAATTACAATTTGACCCGATTTGGATGATATGGGATATGATTGTTACGCGAAGTAGTCAGAGTGACGAATATTCACCACTTACACAGAAAATCGTGAATAGTCTATTACGTTTGTATTGCATCCGATTCACACCAGGTGTACGCAAGAAGCGTCGTTATCTTATTTATTTCGCGATATCGCTTATTACTACCGAATATGATAGTAAAATAGAAATGATAAACGATCGCCTTGTTATTGAAACAGCAGTTGAAAATATTAATTCCGTTTATAAACAAATAAAACAGCACGAGATTAGCCCAGATACCGATTATCTGTTTTCTTCAGCGGGGTACAAGGGTGACAAGAATGGTGATTTAGAACGCACAATTAAGCGTCTTGAAACATTAAATGCAATGAATACCATCGTAAGAAAGACGAATGACTCGACGACGGGGACTGTGACCACCGCTACAGCAACGACGACAGCCAACAATTCAACTATGGGTAGCGGTAGTGTGGCTCCACGTAAATATAATCCATATGAATAATGTATGTTATATATAGTATAATGTCGCTTCCTACTTTCAAATTTACGAATATTGGCGCACCCACAAGAAATGATAGTGTAAATAGTGGGTTATCTTCTAGCTCCAAAATGGAGAAATCAGGAATATTATCAAGTATAACTGAAAAGGCGCAAGATACATTCAAAGATGTTAAAATGCCAGATATTTCTCTTGATACGGGCAGAAGCACTAGCAGTGCCGACACAGACGCTGATGAAGGTAGTTTTTTCTCATTCACAACATTAATAAAACTTATTCTAATTATTATTATCCTATGGTTTATGTGGAGTAGTTTATCTAATAATAGTGACTTTCATTTAGGGATGGGTAGTATGGGCCATAAACTAAAGTCATTTTTTAAGTCGATGGAAAAGAAAGGACAGGAAGTCGTTTCTCGTATTACGAATAAGCCGATCATGGATAGTAGCGACAGCGACAGCGACAGCTCCAGTGACAGCGACAGCGATAACTCCAGCGACCGCGGAAGTAAAACTCATAAAAAAACCAACATGAATAAGCACACACGAGCACGAGGACGAGTATCAGTAACCAACCCGAATCCAACAGCAGCACATCGTCCACCAGTTCCACCAGGAATGTCAAACAGTTCTGATAAGAAACCAGGATTCGTAAATGATGGAGAAAAATACACATTTTTAGATAAAGCCGACCGCAGTTATACTGGCCCATCTCCTCGCGCAGATGACACTACGAGTGTTACCCAAAAACATCAATCCACTAAATCAGGATTCTGTTATATCGGCGAAGATCGTGGATTCCGAAGTTGTGTGCCTGTGGAAGCAGGAGATAAATGTATGTCAGGACAAGTGTTTTCGCGTCAAGATATTTGCGTAAATCCTACATTGAGAGAATAATCGGATTCTTCGATACACCATCCATAAATTATGCAGTCAAATACTTAATTTCAGGTGTATAATTAAATATCTCGCTGGTTTGTTCTTCACCAGTTGAACTAAACACTAATGTAATTGTAATAGAATATGTTGTTCCTACAACAATAATATCTCGTCCACCCGATATTGCAGGAATACGAATTTTATGTTCACCTGTTCCAGCGATTTCTTGGTTAAAAATATTCCGATAGGTCGAATACGCCCCGTTCAAACCATTCACTTTGATCATTGATATTTGATTTGTATCTACCCAAGCAGTGTTGATGGTAAATGTCATATCAGCATGCTCTAATCCAGCTACTGTATAATATCCTTCAATATTAACAATAATTGCCTTTGCAGAAGTAGGCTTAACAGTAATATTCGCAACACTACTATCAAGACTATTTAAATACCCATTATATGCCTGTATTACAACAGAATATGAGCCAACTGATAATTCATTTTGCCCTAGACGACCAATATCAGAACTAAATGATGTTTGTGTATTTGAAATTGCTACAGTGTAAAGAATTGTGATAGGTGTGGATGTATCCGGTGTAATTGTTATATAGTAAATTGTAATCGGACTGCCACCTGTATCGGGTTTTTTCCAAGTAATGTTGATATAATTTTTTGAAACATCAGTAATCACTGGTGGTAATAACCCGTATTTTGAAGTTAATACTAGATCCGTTGGAGCGCTAGGTTTCATCAATGTTCGTGCAGTGATAATTGCAGATTCTGGTCCAATGCCAACTAAATTAATCGGTTCTATTTTGATATCATATTTGTTTTGATTTTCTAAGTTGCGCAAAATAAAACGGCGTGACTGTGATCCAGACATCCCAGCCGATGTCCCAGTAATAACATTACTTAAATCAAGTATATCTTTCGTCCAAGTTGTAGTTGGTACTTTGCGATAATACAAGTTGTATTGATAAATTGGCGGTCCATTAAATGTACCAGGTGTACCACCAGTATTGAACGGATCGCTCCATTTCAGATCCACCATGAGGTTTTGACGTTCATCTGTCGTATTCGTAAATCCAAAATCAGTAATAATAGATGGAACTGATGCAGTTTTAACGGTTATTGTAGCAGGAACACTAGATAAACCGCGCTCATTACCAGAGAACACAGAAATATAATAAACGGTGTTTGTTTTAATTTCAATTAAACCAGGTATTCGTTCAAATATCACTGAGTTTCCATTAATTTCACCAGAGATAGGATTATATCTTACCGCCGCCGCTTCCGCCGAATTTAATGGTTTATAAGGAAACACACTTTTATATGGCGCCCAGGTTTTGTTATCCACAGAATATGTTATAACATAACCTACGATCGGTAATCCACCGTTGGAATCAGGTGCATCCCATACTAGCGTGACTTTGTTATTTATATTATCATAATCTTTAATCTGTAAATTCGTTGGTTCAGTCAAAAGTGTTGTCTGTATATTGGACGTTACTTGCTGACCAGCTTGATACTGATATGTCCGCTTATAGTTATATAGATTGATAGATGGATCATAACATAATAATCTCTCTTTGCCAGGAACACCGCATGCACTCGTAAGGCCACACGATATCCGGCTATTTGCTAGTGTAGGTGGACATATTAACGTAGTTACTCCTCCTATAGTTTGAGATAAATAATTTCGTTCATTACCAATTTTACGCACCAATTCTCCACGTGATGCCTTCGCGTATTTCTGACTCTTTGTGAGCCCACCAACATTTTTGTTGTATTTCAGAATTTCAGTCTTTCTGCGCATATCATACACTTCGTCTACTTGAGTCGCAGACAGTGGAATACCGGTTATGCTTTCAAGTAAATTCGAAGGACGACATTCTGGTTTAAATCGTGTCCAAAAACTGCGATTATATGGGTTGGTATAAAAGAGATTAAAATTACAGTTGATAATCGGCGTAGAGATATTAAAAATATTTACATCAAAAATTGCGGATTTTGCATTAAAATTCGTAGTGGATGGTTGAGTTACGGTTACTTTTACAGTACCAGATCCATAGATAAATGCTGTATATATAGAACCAGCAAGAACCACCTTCAATAAATTATTGTCAGATGAAGTGATTACAAAAGTTGCATCTGGGTCACTATTATTAGATTTTGGCGGAGTAATAACAAACGAACGTTCTGTCGTCATTTTATTAACGTCAGCCAGTAGATATATGGTGTTCTTCACTAATCCGGTAGTGACTACCGTTGGAATTTCACCTACAAATGTTGGCGTAGACCTGATGATATTCAATTTGATTGTTATCATAGACCCATTTGAATCTCCGATTCTTTGCGTTGACCGATCATAAATCGCAGTTTCTTCTTGAAGAAATTTGATGGAAATCGGATTATATGTTCCATCGGTCAATAACGTAACTTTATTGAATGTTATTCGATTGGCATTTATACTTAAATTATCATTACTTAATTGAAATGTACGTATATCAGTGAGTTTCAAATAATAAATGATATTATTAACATCATCCGTTCCAGTGATTACATTTTTACGCGTAGTAGTGGCAAAATCAGAAAATTTTAGGTCAATAAACTTATCCAAATACTCACGTGTAATTACACCATTTGTATCTGAGTTTGGTACCGTATATTTACCAATACCCGAAAATGGTTTTATTGCTAATGAACATGCTGTTTTGGTTATCGTAATTGGGACAACAATCCTTCTAAGGGCATATGAAATTGTATCACCATTCAACCCGGATGCTTGATATGCTGCCTGTTTCATTTCCATTCGAAATAACGCACTCCTTACTCCATAAACAAACCCACCAGAGCTATCGTATATACCATTTATGACCAGTGCGTTACGATAAGGAATACGAATGGAAGACGCACCAGGATTTCTATATCCTCCAACTGCATTATCAGATAAACCTGAGGGCTGTGGAATTACATAATAGTCACGATCAAATGTAACAACTGAAATCGCATAATTATTTGTTGGAAATGAGAATGCTATATCTACTTTTTTGTTATCCGAAGTAAGGTTTACTAATGGTATAACGCCAATAAGAGAGGCCCGCATATTTACGAGTTGTAACGGAACATCTGTATCTCTTGGACCAACCCCTGCTGGAATACCCGGAATTGTAAATGTTCCATCTACCATAGTAAATGTAGTCGTATAATTCAATGAATATACATTGTATCGTGTCGTTAATCCTTCGTTTGTTGTATCAAAATATACATCACCATAAACGGGCTGACCATTGACATCATTAGTTATTGTTTGTTGTAAGGGAGGATACCATTGAGGTACTATTGACATTTATATTTTTTTACACGTATATCGCACTATCGCTGATATGTAAATGTAAAAAAATATTACCGGGTATACCAATTATTAGAGAGGTAATTCAAATTTTTTGTGGATGACTCCGCACCTGAATTACTAAGCATCTTCATATTTGGGCCTTCGTTCACAATGCTATTGATTTTGTTAGATCCGATCGAGTAATTAAAATATTGAATGGTTGAAATATATCCACTAAACCGATTTTTGGCTTCGGCTTCTCCGATGTTGACAGTTCCGTAATTTTGAATTGGGATACCTGCTGTTTTGCGACGCTGTGCAAGACGACCATTGATATACAAATCAATAACATTGTTTGTCACGCGAATAACTGCATTGACCCAGTTCTTAATAGGAATATCCGTTGTGATGAGTTTCTCGTGTAAATTATTCCTCTTATCTTCGGAATTACTGCTTTTTCCACTGACATCAACAACTGCTAACAAGGACACATTAACACCCTTGTCTTTTCTGTCAGGATTTGTAGTGGTTATGTCGTCTGAAAATTTGATATACAATCCTGGTGCATTGTTGGGATAATAAATACCATCTTCGGATGACTTGGTTCCTTCACCACCTTTGCTAAATATTCTGGAGTATTTATCCTTAACATTTGGAACCTGATTGATGAAAAACCACGCTGACCAGGTATATTCTAAACCACCATCTTCATTCATAGACCGAGAAATGAAAATGGAATCCTTTTTTGATGGATCTTGTGTTACTGCAATTACCAAATCTTCAGTATTTGCGGTCCCATTTAATACGTATGGTGACATAGATGGGAGCAATAAATAGGATACTCCAATAATTGCAATTTTAACTGCGACAGATAATACGATAAATACCATCAAAATAAATGCGAACTTTGCTACAAGACTATTGGATTCCATAAATTCCTTTAGACCGAAGCTGCCACCCACACCAGATGATGAAAGACCTGCATCGCCTGGTTTTGAAAAACTAGATGTGATACCACCTAACAATCCACCGCCGCCGCCGCCGCCACTGTCGCCTCCACTAGATCCACTGTCACTCATTTCTAGATATAAATCTTAGTATTGCGTATATATTACTATATATATCTAATAAAAAAACAATGTATTCATGATTCACATAAATACATTGTTAATCAACTGTAAGTAAGTTTATGTACTAACGCTTCCCTGTTCCTGATTATCTACAATAAAGCTTAACTTCACCTTATATTTATTGAGTAGATCGCTCCAAGGGCTTCCACCGAATCCTTGTGAGTAGATATCCCAGGCCTCTTGTGGTGCGATAGATGCGGCCTTCAGTTTAACGTTGGTGATAAAGCCAACATCATCTGTTTTCTTGCTAGCATCGCCTAAAACAATTGTATCTGTTTCGGCCAACTTTGATCCTAAATTAACAACGCATGATTTCACTAACTTACCGTCGACATAGACATCCATTGCAGAACCATTGAAACTAACAATAAGGTTCACCCACTTTTGAAGAGGAAATTCGGATACTTCGCATAAACCAGGGTCAGTTATCGAACTTGATGTGGGTATAATCTGAATGGTGTTTGTATTATTTTTGAATTGGACCTGAAAAATCACCTCCGCTCCACCAGCCTTTTTGAATGAAATAACCTTAGTACCATTGACCCACTTCTTGATATAAAACCAAATGGAAATTGCACTATTCGCCTTGAAACTACTGGGTAGATTTGAACCTTGTAATGTGGTTTCATTGACCCATTTTTGCATCGATCCTAAACTAGTATAAGTAGTTGTTAATGCCTTAAAAATGACATACAACAATAGAAGAATTACAATGACTGCGAGAACGAGTTTGGAATTCATTTTAATAATTATTCGTATAAATATTATACATATAATAATACATTCCATACATTCCATACATTCCATACATTCCATACATTCCATACATTCCATCTACCGTGAATATACCGTTGTTGTGCCAGTCGCCTTGATTTCATCCTTCACCGTTGGTATTCCTCCAATCATCGGCGGGTCCTGCGATTTCAACATGGTATACGTCCACCGTATTTGCTCCTTTGTCAGAGGATATTTATGAAACGCGAAATTACAAATGGAACCATTAAGACCTTTGTTGTCAGTAGTATCGCCGATTGTAATTGGTTTTGCTTGGATATCCGGCATAATAAAATCGCTCTTGAATATCAGTTTATTATTCAGGAAAAAGTCCATATTTTTTCCATCATAATTTATCACGAAATAATTCCATCGTTGAAGAGGAATATCCGCATCTAATTCTTCATCCTCTAATGACATTTGTACCTTCGCCTTCTTTTCTTCCGAACCCTTTTCCGCTGTAACAATTGCATTGTAGTTCTTCCTAGAATTATAGATTTCTTGGTTACTTGACCCACGGTCAGCGGTATTCGACTTACGGTCAATTGTGCTCAATATATCGCAATAGATCTTCAACTCATTTTTAGATACATTATATGTCATTTTTGGAACATCTCCAAAGTTAAATATTTCTAAATCAGTTGATTTGGTTGTGACATTATTGTTGAGGAAAAACCACCCAGAAATTGCGTAGTGGTATCTCTTTTTCTCTTCAGCAGGGCAATTGGCCGCCTTATCTGCTTCGGTGCGGTCACTTCCTGTATTATGAAAAATGAAGATCTCCTTACTTTGCGTATTGAGTTTCGTATCGTATTTCTGTTTTATTGAGATTGGTGCAGCGACCATTTGCGAGGCGGATGCACCGATATAGTTCAGCAGATAAGGTCCACCGTATAAGATGGCGATAAGCAGTACCTCAATCGCCACAATAATCCAGATTGTACGAGTTGTGTCGCCGACCGACCCTTGTAAGCTTTTAATAAGGTCTAACAAGAGACAAGGAATATAAATAATACACGCCCAGAGGAATTTCAATAATTTTATGCCAAGAATAGATTTTGTCAGATGGAATATGAACATGACAACGATAAGCGCGACCATAACTCCATGCTGTTTGTAATACGCGAGGACACACAATACAATAAAGAATACTGTATTTACGATGAATCGGATATTTGATAAGAGATTCGACATGGGTGCAAGACGTGGTTTATCATCAGCTGACGCATTGGGTTCTGGTGGTAACTTATTATCAAATATTTCTAAGATGTAATGAAAGAATAATATTAAAATACCCAGTACAGTCATTCCGGTTACAGACATTAGGTCTTTATCGTCCTTTTCTGTATCGTATATCCAAACAACAATCATCAATACAATATAGATAATATGTGTCATTCCGAAGGTGAGTTGGCGCATTGGACTATTTGAGTCTTCTGGTTTGAAATCATTGAACAGATAGTCTTCTGGGTTCTTTGAGTTCGTTGCCTTGAATTTCTCTCGGAGATAGGCGACAAGACCGGCTATACCTATTATTGCAATAATAATATAAATCATTTGAGCGGTGGGAGAGTTCATTTTATCAATAAATGCAACATTAGTTCCATCTGTATCATATCCAATATGTTTATCAGAAGAACCTATTTTGTAGAAGGTATAAATTACGATCAAAATAAGTATAACGAAGAGAATTACAATAAAAATAACCTTTATGAGCTTGCCAACTGCATTGACTTTGGTTTGATCCTTCGATTCTTGTTGTGTCTCTGCAGTTAGAGATGCGGGTGTCGCAGCCGCAGCCGCCGCCACACCATTTCCTGTCGCTGCCGCTGCTCCTGCTGCACCAGCTACTGGAACTCCAGCCGCACCTGCCGCAACCGCAACCGCCCCCGCCGTCGCAGCATCAGCACTTTTTTCCGAAATAACATCCTTTGGTATCGGGATTTTACCTAGACCAAATAAACGAAGATCGGTTCCTCTTTCTGTAGTTTCATTTGTTGCAGCTTTCCACTTTGTAAAATCCCATTTAGATTTTTCAGTCATAAATGACGTTCCCCATTCTGGCTTTTCAAATAGGCCTCCAATGAAAAACGGAATGAAATATAATGCAAGTTTGAATACAGATAACAAGAATAATGGAACCAAATAAACGGATGTAAAGATCAACCGTAAACCACGGACGATAAAATTATCATTTTTGAATTGTTCATGAGGTTTTCCGCCTACAACATGAAAAAATGCAGGGATACAACATACCGCGAAAACGATGACAATAGCAATAAACCACCCCCAGTTTTCAGGAACAATAGGAAGAGATTGATCGCCATTTCGTTTCCCGAGATACTTCCACCACCACGATAGTCCGATCGCTGCCACTGCGAGACATCCAAAAATTGCCAGTGCAAAATTTTTACCTTCAGGTTTTGTCTTTTCTGCATATTGCCATACCTGAATGGAATCAACAAATTTCGTGATTACTTCTAATCCAGAAACATTTTGTTCTCTGACCATCGGCAATAGCAATATCGAGCATAATACAAGACCGACAATAAATACAATGAAAAATGTATCAAGAAGCTCTTTTACTTTTGGAAACATATCACCACGAAACGACCTTGCAATCCAATCCAACGTTGCTTCCGACGTGGTTACCTTTGAGAATAATATCGAAACACAAAAAATCACTAGAATAATTGTTAGAAATGGTATCCAACGAGATCCTTTCGCCAAATGCACTGCGAATGCGCTGAAATCATACGAGGGGTCTGGTGTGGACTGATATGTCTCCAGAACTTTTACCCAATCATCCGCAGTCATTTTTTCAATATTCGCAGGATCTCCTTTCAGAATGTCATTCAATACCTTACTTTCTTTGAAATCTGTATTATTGTTGCAATCCCCCTTAAAAATATTCTTTATCTTCGCAGGCAACTTCGAACATTCGACGATCTTCATCTTCGCCGAATAAAGTACTCCTATTATAATTGTAATCAACAACGACAAACTCAATAGGGCATTATTAACGTCTTGAATTGGCTTATCGTTCGATTTGTTTAGACTGTCAATACGTTCTTTAATTTTCGCCTTTATATTCGTTTCACTAACATCATCTAGATTTCCGGATTTTTTCAATTCTTTAGTAACTTCATCTTTGACTTGATTATAGTAACTATCCCCATTCTTCGCGTCATTTTCTTCTAGTTTAAAATTTGATTGATTATTCAAACTCACAAAATTCCAAATGATGACCGCAATGATCCCAACTGCAGATATCAACCCTAATATTTTGAATATATTAAACGTACTCAACTTACCTAATGCAATCAGAAGAGTTATTCCTGCAATAACCATATAGACGATCCCATGTGCTGCATACATATTATTTTTGTCGTCACCACTTCCAATACCATCATCAGATTTAATCCATTTTTGTTGTGCTGCGATGAAAATTATACCAGCTACCAATGTAACTACGAATGGACCAAATCTACCGGAATAAGCCGCAAGTTGATTCATCTTTGAATCAGGATGAAACCAATTGTATCGATACATCATATACACCGTAACTAACAGTGCAACAACCTGTAGTACTAAACCAACATTCAATACTGTATTTGCGATTGATAATGAATTTGCTTCTTCCGTTGAAGAATCGTTTACTTGGCCTTTCACATTGACGCCGAGACCAATGTTAACACCTAATTCAGAGAATCTCGCAATTAAGTAAATACCAGCTACTGATAAAAGTACACTACTAATAATTTTAAAGGTCGTTGAACCAAATGTACTAGTGGTACTAGAATCATCGGTCGACTTTCCTCGAAATGCCTTCCATAGAAGAGATAATAGTGTAATACCGCCGACACCTATAAATCCATAACCTACATAACTTAAAATATTATCATGTTGTGATACACTGCCAATTTTATTACCAATTTGATAACTTGTGATACCTAGAGCCAAACCTACCCCCAGTATAAATACAATACCAACTATAATAATCGTCATGATCATTGTTGATAATTCAAGTTTAGCACCCGGACCTGGAAAAAATTGGTCAGTACCTGTTTCACTTGCCTTTTTCCAACCCAAATAAGAATAAATATCACCCGAATACAACCATATTGCAAATAGAATACTTGTTAGCAACAATATAAATGTTTCAAGATGTTTGGTGAATATTTCCCATGTAAAAAAACCGACCAAAACAATAACAGATATTATAATTAATGGTAGTAAGTCTATTAATTTTGATACGGATGAAGATGAAACATCCATTTATAATGATAACAACCAGACCCAGTTATAATTATAAGATATAATAATGCGAATAAGACTACGCTCGTCTATAAGAACGACATCGCCGTCTTTTTTCCATGACAATCCCTGCACAACGCGACTAAATTATCAACATGGTTGGACCCGCCATGTTCTAAAGCTATCACATGATCAACTTCAAACCACGCGGGCAATTGACGTTGACAGTCTCCGCATTTCCACCCTTGTTGAGCTGCTACATATTTCTTCTTGGTTTCACTTACACTGCGCTTGCTAGAGCCTTTGCCGGAGTTGAGTACGCGTTTCTCGGCGGCACTCATGCCAGGGCCGCCGGGGGTTCCGCCCCCCAACGACGGCGGTGCTCTATTGATTCCCATTGCGCCCATCATTGCGCCACCAAGTGCGCTACTTGTTGCACCGCCCATCGCACCACCGTCGTTGGGGGGCGTAACCCTCGTCATATCAAAAAATGGCGTTATCATATCTGCAGTCCCCTTGCTTATCGGCATATACTTAATAATATCGTTGGCGTGATATAACAATTGCCTAGAGTTTTCAGGATTGCGGCGTAGAAATAGAAACAGTGATATACCTACAAACCCGAATGTCGCCATCTTAATCCATTTCTGATTGCTTTGAAATAACTTGATCATTTGACCATCATAATACGTATTTGCGATTAGGATCGCTGTAATAATAAACACGATATACTCGGTCTTTATCATTTCAGTAAGGTTATATATAGCAGCGATTATTTCACCGGTATCACCGATTATGATAATAATACGCCGCATATCCTAGCCCAACCATCAACAACAAATATACGAGTTTCTCTCGATACTTCAGTTCTTCCATGATTTGTATAGGTTTCGGGCGGTAATGCAAATAATATCTCTCGAGTGCATCATGTAAAGGCAGTTCATCCTTCATCAAGATCACATTGTATCGATTGTGTATGAAATGTACCCATCGAATAAATGAATCGCGACTATCCAAATATGGTCGAACTGGATACTTACCTAACATTCTCTCAAACTCTGCCGACATCTCAGGATCAGGAATAAGCATCGGGAAATTCTGGATGAAGTCATAGTATTTTTTCCGCACGACGTCGTTGACATGATCAGGGTAATTCACAGCAGCAGTCATTAACACGAACCAATATTGCGGACCCCATATTTTAGCATCTAGTTTTAGCATTGCTTACTATGAAATGACATAAAAACAATAACAGAATTACGATAAGCGAAATGGAAAATAATATTCAAATGGCACAGGAGGAATATAAGCCAGTCCTTCAGCCAGCGACGCAAAGCTCCATAAAAAAATTAAACAATCCTAAATCGGCACTGTCTTATTCAGAAATAATCCAGTTGCGGCAAAATAAACAAGGCGGCGGCGGCGGAGGAGGTGGTGGTGTAAGTGCCAGCGGAGGTGGTGGATGCGGCAGTGGAAACGGCACTGATAGTAGTAATGGCGGCGGCGGCGGAAGCAGTGACGCGAACAAATATTTCTGTAATAACTGTAATCGCACGAACCATGTCTATAATAATTGCCGTGCACCCATTACAAGTATTGGCGTCATCGCGTTTCGATGTGGCGACACTGGACCAGAATTTCTTATGATCCGCCGTCGTGATTCATTTGGATTCGTAGATTTCATTCGAGGCAAGTATTCATTAAATGATGAAGCATATATCCAGCGCATCATTGACGAAATGACAATGACTGAAAAGTTGAACCTAATGCGTCTTACGTTCGATCAGTTATGGCGTTTATTATGGGGTGAGTATACACGCGGGAGTCAGTATAAAAATGAAGAACATGTTTCTTTTGAAAAATACCGCCAAGTGCTCGGTGGGATCCGTACAAAGGATGGACGTGTGAAAACCCTCCAACAATTCATCGATGAATCTACGACACAGTGGACCGAGACAGAATGGGGGTTTCCCAAAGGGCGACGAAACTACAATGAGAAAGACCTACCATGCGCATTGAGAGAATGTCTGGAAGAGACAGGATACGATATCACAGCGGAAAATGTTATCCAAAACATCGCCCCTTTTGAAGAGATATTCATGGGTTCGGATATGAAGTGTTATAAACAGAAGTATTTCCTAGCGATGGTGGATTTAGATAAGAAGCCTAAGAAGGCGCATGATATTATGGAAGTTGGTCTCATGAAATGGATGTCGTTTGATGAATGTATACAAGCAATACGACCCTATAATTTAGAAAAAATCAGGATTGTTCGTAAAATCAATAACATATTGTCCCGCTATAGAATATTTTGAATTTTAATATATCCTTTTTATTTCGTATAGTTATATAAAGGATAACTGATTCTAACATACAATGGAAAATCAGGGTATCAATGAAGATGGAGAAAATATTCCAATGGAGTTAACAGTTGCAAGAGAAGCAATTGCAGCACCCGCACCCGCACCCAATGTTGGATCAGTTGCGGCTGCTGCAATGGCAGTGATGCCTGAATCACCGCAAGCAGAATCACCTTCAGATAAAAGAGTACTACGCACGATAAAACCCGGACCAAAAAAAGGCGCCGCCGCCGTCGCTGTTGGCGGTCCCCAGGCAAAAGATATAATCGCGCGAATGAAAAAGGACTTGGAAGATGGTCGCAAACGACTAAAACCAGAAGAAATCAATAATCCATTTAGTAAAGAATTCAACAAATTATTACTGAAAAAGGAATTACTTGAACGAGAGATCACCATACATGATATCGGGTTCTTGCCTGGAGGTGAAAGCGACGAAGAAGGCGGAGGAGACCGTGAAGGTGCAGCTATCGCAGCCGCCGCGGCGGATGGTTTATATCCCACTCTAAATGATCCGAATTTTAATACAAAAATCGCCCTTAGGAAAGAGTTCTTTGATACCAAGATGGATGTTGATAATACAAAAAACGTGGAAGAAGAAGCCGAAATCCTGTGTAATGCACAGATAGAGCTTGCACCAAACCAGCAATTCGTGCGTAATTTTCTCTCTGTAGAAACACCCTATAACAGTTTGCTTTTATATCATGGACTCGGTACTGGAAAAACATGTTCCGCAATTAGTGTCGCAGAAGAGATGCGCGATTATATGAGACAAATGGGAATTAACCAGCAAATCATCGTGATTGCATCACCAAATGTTCAGGAGAATTTTCGACTTCAACTCTTCGATGAACGCGAACTACGAGAGATTGAGCCGGGTGTTTGGAATATTCGCGCATGTACTGGCAACAAATTCATCAAGGAAATAAACCCGATGAATATGAAGGGGTTGACACGTGACAAAATAATCAAACAAATCCGGCGCTTAATTTCGTCACACTACTTGTTTTTTGGGTATAATGAATTCGCGAATTATGCGCGGACACATGCATCAAGTATTGGTATTTCACAGGACGAAGCAGTGATACAAGAAGTGAGGCGAAAGGCTGGTGCGTCGTCGTCGTCGGGCGCAGGTGCCCGCGCAGCAGCATCGTCAGATGCATCTAAAAAAGGCCGTAAATCGGCTGCAGATATCGCCAAAGCAGCCGAGATGGAGACACTTGCAATCGAAACACTTTCCGTGACGAAGTTGCGTAAATTATTCGCGAATACACTGATTATTATCGACGAGGTTCATAATATCCGTATTACCGACGACAATCGTGATAAACGTGTGGCGAAGATATTGTTCCAGATCGTTCAAAAAGTAAACAATGTGCGCCTGTTATTGTTATCTGGAACACCGATGTATAACAGTTATAAGGAGATTGTATGGTTGATAAACTTGATGAATCTCAATGATCGTCGCGCAACGATTGATATTGCAGATGTGTTTGATGAACGAGGAAACTTTCGTTTGGATGCGGAAGGACGAGAGATTGGAAAGGATCTGCTCGTTCGGAAAGCCACTGGGTATGTTTCATTTGTCCGCGGTGAGAATCCGTATACTTTCCCATACCGTATATTTCCGAGAGAACATTCGCCTGAGCATTCACTTTTGGTTCGGACAAGCGGCGGCGGGGCAGCTGGTGCTCCTGCGGGCTCGGGTTATCCGCGAACACAGCTAAACGGACGTCATATTGACCAACCCATCGAACATATTGACGTATATATGACGAAAGTTGGTGACATTCAAGAAGCCGCTTATCGGTTTATTATTAATGACATGAAGGCAATGTATATTTTTAAGAAGTCTGCAATGGTGCGTCGGAAAAAAGCCACCGCGGCACTGGCAGATTCTAAAGGCAAAGGTAAAAAGGGTGCTGCTCCTGGTGGTGGTGGTGGTGGTGCCGCCGCAGCAGTTGTAGACGCCGCAGACGCCATCGACGAAACGACCGTCGTAGAAGCCGCCGAGTTTCCCTCCTTTGAAAATATGGATACAATCGGATATGCTGCCGTCCAGCGACCACTCGAAGCATTGAATATGGTGTATCCACATCCATCACTTATTGAATATGTCAATAATCCTAACGACGAGTTTGACATCGCTGCGTGTATCGGAAAAGAAGGTCTGCGTCATATTATGTCATATGAAGAAACCGGCAATCCACCTATGCGTCTGAATTTCGAATACCGCCCTGAATTTACACGCTCCTTTAAGTTGCCCAAGGGCGAAACAACGACAAAAATGTCATCTCGCATTTTCGCACCAGAAAACATTGGGCGATATTCTGCGAAAATCAAGAATATATGCGATAAGATCATGATAAGCGATGGTATTATTCTCGTATATAGTCAGTATATCGACGGTGGAGTTGTACCTATTGCACTTGCATTAGAAGAACTAGGGTTTACGCGTTATAGTGTTGCCGGTGCAAATTCATCGCTTTTTCGTAGCAAACCCACCCAAAGTATAGATGCGATTACGATGCTCTCCCAACGTCAGCACCAGGCACAATTTCCGAACCAACCCTTTCGTCCTGCGCGATATTCGGTGATTACTGGCGACCCCACAATTTCCCCCGATAACCTCTATGAACTGAAGGCACTAACTGGTGATGACAATACGCATGGTGAAAATGTGAAAGTTGTTATTATTTCCGTGGCTGGAAGCGAAGGTCTTGATTTCAAGAACATTCGCCAGGTGCATATCTTGGAGCCATGGTATAATATGAATCTCCTGGAGCAAATCATCGGTCGCGCTATCCGAAATTGTAGTCATAAACGATTGCCTTATTCACACCGAAACGTGGAATTGTATTTATACGGAACACAACTTACAAACCCTGAAATTGAGGCGATTGATCTGTATTTGTATCGTCTTTCAGAGTTTAAAGCCGTAAAAATCGGTCTCGTCTCTCGTGTCTTGAGAACATCGGCGGTTGATTGCCTTCTCAATGTTCAGCATAATACCCAAACAGCAGCACAGCTTAATCAGGTTGTTACACAAAATCTCTCGTCACGCAAACAAATAAACTATCAAGTTGGCGCGCGTCCATATTCGGCATTATGTGATTATATGGAACGGTGTGAATATGTATGCCGTCCATCATTTTCGAATGGACGACCAATCCAAGAGCAAGAGGAATTATATGGTATGGGAAGCGATAGCGACAGTGACGACAGCGACGAAGGAGGCGGAGGTGGAGGTGGTGGTGATGTTCGCGTGGACACCTTTAATGAAAAATTTATGTCAATGAACCTGGATAAAATCATCCATAAAATCCGAGATTTATACAAAGACGGATTTTTTTATAAGAAAACTGGACCCAATGGAATTATTGCACACGTAAACGCAGTCCGGCAATATCCAGTTGCACAAATCAATCTCGCGCTGACACAAATGGTAACTGATTCTAACGAATACGTAAATGATAAATATGGACGTCTTGGGCGTATTATTAATGTCGGTGACTATTATTTATTTCAACCGATCGAAATAACCGATAAACATATAAGTATTCATGAGCGAAGCACACCAGTCCCTTATAAACATTCTGCAGTGGACTATCCTCTTCCAGGAGAAGTGACAGAAGATTACCTTGGTATTGGACTTGGTGCAGCCGCGGGAGCATCAGCAGCTATACCAAATAAGAAGGTAGTTGATAAAGTGAAGAAGGCGTTGTCGACAGAGCATCCTCTCCCTATCGGGTCTGCAGCTACTATGGCTCTGGTTATGCCGATGCATGAACCCGAAGCTGATTCCGAGGCAGGCCCTGATTTGGAGCATGAACCCATTAACGAAATAGAAGGTCTCATTACCACACTTGCAAATACATTTGAAACATGTCAAACTGTATACGATAAACCAACGAAGGAGCAAGAAGAATGGTATTACTATTGTGGGAAGATCCTTGACCAAATCTCTCAAACTGACGAATTTCGAATCACAAAAGAGCAACTCCGCGAACTTGTAATTGCAAACCTTTTGGAACATTTATTCTTTGAGGATAGTCTTAAATTAGTGAATTATCTGTATCAAAAGAATAATTACTCAATGACAATGAATGGTTCTGGTGGTGGCGGTGGTGGCGGTGCTGCTGCGGTTTCAACAGTCCAACCACTTAACCCGTTCGAAAGGATGCTGCTGAGTTATTACTCGCAACAAGTGATCGTTCGCCCGTTGGTAGGAAAACGGGCATCAGTAGCAGCTGCTTCAGCAGCAGGTTCGGCATCCGCATCCCTCCCACAAGACCAAGGGTTGCTATTATTTCATGAGAAGAAGGACCCACAATATGCTCTAGTTGTACTACGATATGAAACGAGAGAATGGGCGACAGCTGAACCAGAAGATGAACGTGATTTCGAATTACTTTTAGGCAAACTCCAGACAACGCATATCCAGAATATGAATATGGTGATCGGTTTCATATCTTTTTTCAAGAAAGAGTACCTCATTTTCAAGGTAAAAGTGATGTCAAAGAAACGCGATAAAGGTGCACGTTGTGATCAGTCTGGTAAAACAGAAACCATAACCACGATCAATACGCTTCTCTCATTGAATGCGGCTACATCACGTGACGAATATAAACTCACGATTGAAAATACAAAATTCAGAACCCAGCGAGAATTGTGTGTATTTCAGGAGTTTTTATTACGCACATTCCACCGAAACAGAGTGAATGGACGTAAATGGTTCTTCACGCCATGTGAGGCGTTATTATGTAATATTGAAAAATTGTATTTGGAGAAATAAAGTATAATGCTATAATAGTTATATGAATATGGCATCCATTTCAA